ACCATTTCAAATATTTGCTCTTTCGTATATTCTGGTTTCACTTTATTAACCCTGCATTCACAAACATATCCTGCATAAGTTGCCCCTTGCCCAAACAAAGTAGTTTTAGCAACATCCATGCTCTGAAGACAAGTAAGAAGGTCTTCGCCTGTAGCTTCTTTGTAAACAGTATAAAAACCTCCTATACCTACATTCAATACAAGTTCTTTACCATCAAAGGATCTTGTTATTTTTTTACTCATATACTTATTTTATTAGCTTTCGTCAGACTCTTCTGTATCTATTGTACCACTAAATGAGAATACTGCATCAAACGTTAACGCCTGTCCAGAATCTGCATTTACTGTAATAGATGTAACACGACCATCACCTTTTAAAAGGATCGCTTCTCCCAAGTCAACATCTGCTCCGTCATCAAGATTCACCAATCTACCTTCTAACAATGTTTTGTTGTTAGCGTAATCAGTAGCTGTCTTTAAGGAGATTTGACCCGATGTAGGAGCTGTATTAGCTACGCCACCAAAGTTGATAGTACCTGTAACATTTGATGGGGTTTGAATGTTACCGCATTTAGTTACTACCTCACTAACCGTAGAAGCAAGGTTTGCGCTTAATGTTGTGTTACATACCCATGTGTCCCATGTGCCACCTTCGGTTGCGCTTCGTGTTTGAAATACTACATTGTCTGCTAAAAAATCATTTGTTGCCATTGTTTGTTTTTATAGGGTTTAAATCTTTATGTCTGCACTATTCTGTGCGTATATCTAACTATCTTCCGATAATATTTTATTCCTGATTCGTATTCTTCCAATGTGTTCCCGCTACTAAACCTCACATCAACTATCTGCATCCCTGACTGAGGAATTAGATTGTGAACACCTGGAGAACTTTTCAATAAGATTTTTATCTCGCTATCTATCCCATGTGCTACACTATGGTCAATAGAGTATTCAAACCTTGTAACTATGTTTGTGATAACTACTACTTCATTCCTGAATGAATGTTTTGTATCATCACCAAATCCTGTCTCCACATAATATTCTACATAATTTCCTGCTTCGCTATCATCTACACTTCCAGCCTTGTGAGCAGGAACAGAAAGATTCCCGTCTAACAACTCCTGCCATGAATCCAATAATTTTCCATCAACGTCGATCATACTAAGTCCTGTAAAATATTTTCTATATGCGCTATCGTTTCCTTTCTAACTATTGGAATCTGCTTAAAGAAAAAAGGTTGAGGAAACATCCCACCATTCTTTCTAATTCCCCTGCCCTTGAATTGAATTGCATAAGAAGCCAACTCAGAAGGAACTTGTACTCTTGTTATCGTTCCCCACTCTACATAAGGAGCGTATTCTTTATGAACCGCAACCTCAGATGTTAACTCTGCTACTTTAACAGGTCTTATTGATCCTCTTAAACCTATTCCTCCCGCTACATTTGCCGGAGCGTCTTTAACTGCTAATTCAGTAAATCTTTCAGCAGCAAATTGAATCTCCGCACCAATCTCTTTACGGAGATTAGCAGGAGCATTCTTTAACTTAGCTTCTAGTTCTTTAAATCCTATTGTATTAACCTTCACCATTAATTATCCAGTTAAACCTTTTTTCGTCTATCCTTTCTATACTTGTTATCGAATATCTTTTTTGTAAATACTTAATCTTCCATCCGCTCGTCAACTTCCAATCTGGTCGAAATCTTACTTTAAATGTTTTGCTTTTTTGCAACTTGGTTTGTCCGTTACTGTCTGATCTGTTACCTGAACTACTTACTACTTCAGCCCACAGGTTATAAGCAACTTCAATTCTTTCTTTAGCATCTCCCGTAGCGTTCTTAGGAGCGATCCATTTCTCAACTCTTATTTGAACTTTAGGTATCAAGCTATCCACCCTCCCCTTGAATACTTACCCGCTAATTGACTAGCGTATCTTTGAATACTTGCATCTTCCCCCCTGTTCTCGTACATATAAGCACACAGTCTCATTATGTCTATCTTAATTGGCTTGGGACAGGTTTCATATCCCGCTTCATAAGTCAATGTCAAATGAGCATAACACGGATAAGCCAGGTACTTCCATTTATTACCTATCACTTTATAATTATCACTTGTTATCTCAACTCCGTCCTCGTCAAGCACAGAAACTATTTCACCTACAGGCCCACAAGGAATTTCAATCATCCCGCATAGGTTAGTAAGAACCGCTTCTAATGTTTTAGGTATAATAGAAATCCTTGCACCTTCTTCTATCGCTTCCCTTGATGCTTTAATAAGATCAGCTATCAAAGCATCATCAAAATCAAAATCAGATAACTCATCAGATGTACTTTCGTCTGAATCAACGTAACCTTCAAGACGCAAATAATCTTTCATCTCGTCTATAGAAACAGGCTCTTCGTAAACTCCTGATTCGTCTGTTACATCGTTAACTGATATTTCTGCGTTATAATTCATAAGTGTTCCCTGAATTCTATTACTTGAATTTTCCCATATTTAACATCACCATTGCCATCGTCTGCTTTTGCTTGCACTCTCCAAACACCCGCAACATCAATATCTGTATCCGTAATATCATAGCTAACCGTATCTGTATCCACATCACCCTCCCACTCTCCGCTAACTCCATTAGGTTTAGTGTATAGAATAAACCCATCGTAGCCTGTTATGTCTACATCTGTGTCTAGTGAAAGTGTTATCGTTTGCCCTTTAAATACCATTTTCCATTTTTGATTTTCTTCTTAGTCTGGTAATAGTTGAATGTGTTGCTATCTCTGAAATCTCTGAACTCAATGAAGGGTTTTCAATCGGAGATCCGATATTTAAAAACTCATTGTTTGCTGTAGAAACAATCGGAGCATATCCTGTAATAACTAACTCCCCAAGTCTTGTTACCACCATTACATTATCGGTTGTCACAACCGTAGGAGCAAAGCCTGTAATAATTAATTCACCTGTTTGAGTCTCTGCTGTTACCCCACTTTCTGTTGAGACAGTAGGAGCAAATCCGGTAACTATTAACTCACCAAATCCGGGAGTAACTGAAATATTGTTTGATATACTAACCGTTGGAGCAAATCCTTCAACTGTTAATTCTCCCCTTGAGGTTAAAATGTTTATATGATCCGAAGTGGTTACAGTCGGAGTGAAGCCGGTAACTATGATCTCCCCTAATGATGTTATTATATTCTGGTGATCAGAAATATTTACCGTAGGTGCAAACCCCGTTACTACTATCTCCCCAAAAGAAGGAGTGATATTTATATGGTTGCTTATTGTTACCACAGGGGCAAATCCTTCAATAATAATTTCACCCGTTGATGTGATTGTGTTTGTTCCTATATTAACCACAGGAGCAAACCCTTCTACTACTAATTCACCAACCGAAGGAGTTATGCTAATATTATTCGATGTAGTTATTGCCGGGGCGAAACCCGTTACAACTAGTTCACCAAAACTTGGTGTAATATTTATATGATTAGTAACTGAAACAACCGGAGCAAATCCTGTAACCGTTAAATCACCCGGAGTCGTTACTGCTACCTGATTATTGCTTTCCTTTATCTGAAATCCTATAACACCAACCGGATCGTTTGTAGTTGCTATAGTTCCTCCTGAGATTGTACCGGGATTACCCGTTGGAGTAGCTGAACAAATACCCATTGAGAAACCGGGAGTAAGGTTAGCACTAAACTCAGTAGCTAAAGCCTCCACCCAATCACCACCACTTTCACCCGTAGGATTTCCAAAAGTGTTATTATCATTTTGAGCAACTAATGCCACCGCTAAAGCCCCTGCTAAAGTTGTAGTGACCGTTGGCATTGCCGGATCAGTAGCGTGTGAAAGATGAGCAAAGCCCGTTACAAGTTCTGTGATCGTTCCCGCTACCCTTCCCGCAAAAGAATAAATCCTTGCACCTCTTTGAGTAGTTACAGCAGGGGAACCACAAGCAACTGCCGCCCCATCTTCTGTTCCTGCTGCTATCTTACCATAAACCCAATGACGGGCTATTGTAGTTTCAATAACGTATGGGCTTGAACCCAGAATAGTCCAATCACCGGGAGGACTTGGAGCAGTAGCAGGACACAACGGACTTAATGCCGCTCCGCTTGTTTCTGTTGAAACCCCACCGCCTTGTGATTTATACGTTATTGCCATTAGTTAGCTGTTGCACCCGATAAGGTTACAAGACCGGCTGCATCTATAGTTATTGTAAATGTGTTGCCGTCTGTTGCTGTTTTATCTGCCGGTGCTGTATCTAACAAACAAACAAATACAGGCATATCATCTGCGTGAGTGTCATCATAGATAACCGCAAATCTTGCTGTAATCGCCCCACCTGAAGCCGTCCAAACCGGGTTAGTAGTTTCGTCAATTGTTATCGTTCCGCTTGAATCAGCCGTTGATATTGTTACTGCTTTTGTATTTTGAGTATATCCAAAAGCCGTTGCTACCTGATTAGTAAGATCAGCTAAAGCATCGTGAGCCGTTAGTGTATCACAATTTGATGTATCTAAATATAAATTGACCTTAAACGAATGACCATTGAAGTCAATGTCACCATTTGCGAAAGCCAACTTTGCTTTAGCATACATTTTCCATTTTCCTGCTGCTGCCATAAAATAATTTTAAAAAGGGTAGCCTTACGGGACTACCCTGTTATCCATCCGTCAAAAATTAGCTACCTCCAAATTCACCATGTATGATGGCGTTCGGGCGAAGTACATTGAGTTCTTCGAAGCACTCAACCCTTGCAGTTATCAAGTTCTTTGTGAAGTTTGTTCCGTTCTCAAATGAGAACTCAACCCTCAAGGATTCTGTTTCTACTCTTTCAACAAAATCATTATCCCACAATAAGAACTCACCGGCATCTGCCCATGAAGCGCCTTTAATTGGAGTACCGGCAATATTAAAGTCACCTGTTGGAGAAGCCTGACCGCTAATAGGAAGAGCATAAGTAGAACTTGAGTTTCTACCAACCTTCGTTAAATGCGCCCAATCTGCCCAATCAATAACACCATAAGAAGCATTGTAATCTGCGCTTCTTTGGTTAGCGATCCAGAAAATTATTTCCTCAACATCATTCGCTGGCCCACCGGCTGCTACTGTTGGAGTTGTTGCAACACCTGTTGCTGCTGCGATCATTGTGTCATACAAGTAATCATTCTCTTTCTTATAGAAATCTCTTAAGAGCATTCTTGGAAGAAGACCATTCAAGAAAGGCATATGATACATCAACTGCTTAGAGAAAGTCACCAAGCCAGCAATGTATTTGCTTACTGTTTTAACCTCTGTGAATGAATAATCAATCGCTGTTTTGTCCTGGCCTTCTGTTTGTACAGAGATAGAACCAGAAGTAGCTGTTTCACGATAGGTCACAAATGAACCAGTAGGAGAACTTGTAGTGTTAAGGATGTCTCTGAAATTCCAATTCTGAGAAGGTACTATACCTTGTCTTTGATTGTAAGAATGAACCACATCACCTGTAACGTGCGCACCAGAAGTCATGTCAGCAACTTTAAGATCCATAGTCATGGAAAACTCTTTGTTGTTGACAGCTTTTACGATTTCTTCTTCTTTTTTAGAGAAGATGTTCTTCTGAATAGTGTCTTTCCAGCTATCACCAAAAGATTTGCTTTCAGTTTTTCTTTTACCTTGCTCTGCAATAAAGTTGTCGATTACGATCTGATTCTTCTGAAGATTAGAATTTACTTCTTCAAGGTCTTTCTTTAACTGACCTACTATTTCAAAGTCTTTTTTAGGTAAAGACTGCTCTAACCTTTGGTTGATTGTTTCAACCGCAAGAACAATGCTCTGCAATTGCTCTTTGTTTTTCATTTCAAGACCATCAGCCGTAGCTTTAATGAGGCCTTGTAGTTGCTGCTGCAACGTCATTTCTTGATGTTCCAATTAGGTACGTTTTAAATATTATTAAATCTTTACAGCCCATTTGCTACCATAGGTAAACACAGACTCACACCGATGACATTTTATATAGCCTTTTTCTGATTGTGTGTTGTAGGTGTGCCTAAGGCAACTTGGA